CTCCCGAGTCCAGCTGCTCGAGCGTGTTTAGCGCCCAAGTAGTAGGGTCGATTGCAGAGGAGAGCTCTCCAAGTTGAGGCAAAGTGCCGCCCAAAGATCTGCCATAACAACAGACCCTGAATAAGGACGGGTATTCTATCCGTCGCTGCACTGAGGTCGAATGACCAGATCTTCTCATTAGGGCCAACTTTCTTCAAAAGCCTTTTCACAGGCTTCATCTGATCGAAGGTACCGTCCTGAGGTATCTCCCGTAGTACGGAAAAGATCCAGTCGTGCAACGGTTTCAAGGCAACTTGCGTCCAATAGTCCACCATCGCGAAAACTCGGGCTTTGCCCGCAGGTTCTATCTTTACAGATAGCCGACCATTCGCATTACTTCCATTAGAAAATTCATCTCGCTTCCGAGCAGCTATCGCCGCCTTTGGCGAGAGTCCTTTCCTAATAGATTCAAGCCTACTGCCCTCGGCAGTATACGCTTTAGCAATACTAGCGGCTTCCGCAACTTCAGTCATTAGCGTCCAACAGGATTGGGTTGTACCAGTACCTCCGGGATGAACCGAAAGGTACCGGAACAGTGACCATCCCCATTGGCCCTCAGTCCACCTCCTCGCGGAGTTGAACCTAGCGCCGAATGAAGTCGATGGACCGACTTCTGGTGGATTACTCTCCCAATTTACTTGGGGGAGGTCCGCAGAAGACTTCATTAAAGGAAGCACTGATGGTCTACTCAGGATATCGGACCCAACATCCAAGAGCTTCTCACCTGTATGCATTTCCAACCCTCTCACAAATCGTTTTCTAAGAAACCACACCCACTCAAGAAGGAAAGTTCTTTCGAGCTTAACTCCAAGAGCGGTTATTGTGGACAACTTGTACTTTGGATCTATAAGAAGGATTCTATACATACCCAATAGCGTCAGCCAGAACCGAATAGTGGCATGATCTCCTCTGCGGATGAATCCACGCGCATAGCGCGGAATCACACGCGGTAGACCATCTCCACTCGCGGCCACGGCCACCTTCGAGATTTCTCTCGATGCGACCTTCAGCTCTGACCCGGGCACACCCTGCATTAGCATAGTGTGAGCGGTTTTCAGATATTGGACTAGACCTTCTTTCCCTTGTTTACGTACCATATTCGCTACCCATTTAGCAAACGTTGCTAGTTGAATAACCTTACTACGAGACAAACCACCTGACACAAGTCGTCCCCATGAAATCATGGGTTCGAGCATGTGCCGCCAGACTTTTAAATCTGGCCGCCAATGACTAAGTTTAGCACTAACTCTAAGATTAGTAATCTTGAGAAGTGAAAACAGCATAATGTTTTAAGTTATGTTAGGTTTTACCCTTTAGTCACCTTCGGTTTCCTCATGTCTAGCCCTTCTGGGGCAGACAGCGAGGGCCGCAGGCGCTCCTGAGCGGAGGCGATGGGTATCGCTGTAGGTTTCCATTAGCAACCGAGCTAACGTCCACGGACCCCCTCGATCTCTTTCAGATTTGCGTCCTACTCCAAGACCGAGACTTACCGCTTTCGCTAGTCAGCTCCTTTGGTACCTACACTCTCACCTACCTTAAAGGTAAACTGAGATCCTGAGCCCACAAGGTTAAAAGCTGATTCAGCTCCATTAGTGGCGGTTCATCGGATTGGATTTCTCCTCACCTTTTACTTCGCGCTATCTAGAGCGTCCACAACTCGATCCCAAGTGGGGGCAGTGGCTGACCACACTGACTACGTCAGAAGTGTTTAGTTCCCTGCTGAGAGTCTGTACCGGAGGTCTATTACCGGCCTTGGACTAACAGCTCTCTAACTCACTCCCTAGCAATCAATGCTGGTGTTCGTCTCTTACGACGACTCCGCTATTAACGTTTGTTCACTCCACACAATCCTCTTTCTCAGTCCCAGCGGTGGAGTCTCTACCGTTGGCAAACCTAACATAGGTGCTTAGAGACAGGCGCCCGGCCGTCCATCGTTGTCCCCAGAGTTCTGAGGCTCTGGTTCACGACCCGTGCTCCAGAATGGTCATTTCTCGAGGATGTCCAAATCTTCC